CGAAGGCGGTATTACCAAATGTAGATTTTACTTCGGCATCCGTTTCATTCAATATGTCTTTGAGTTTTATCACAGGAAATTTACAAATCTATTCCATTTTATCAATAGAGTTCCTACATTATCTCTATATCATACGATGAATAGTCTTGATTTGGTGTAAACTTTATTGTTTTCAAATATCTGTCTCTAACTACGAGTGGAGATTCACTCTTGATTTTATAACCAGCTCGTTTTAGATTATTTATAAACATATTTGGGTCTTTGTATTTACTATTCTTTAGGAACGTAAATTTCATAGTATTCTCACCTGTTTTCTCTAACGTATAGTTTGCACTATTTGGAAATAGAGACTTCAATTGGTTTTCGGTTCGGTATGAAGTTATTTTATCTGTTCTACCGTGAAGACCAGAAGATATGTATTTTACGGCGAGAGAAATTAGTGAAATACAAAGAAAAACAAAAAATATTGTAGAGATAAAATTTAGAGTAGAGTCTGTGCTAGATATTTTGTCTAATAGTTCTTGAAAGTTATAAAAAACGTGTTTATTTGGTGCCCTAAATCTAGGAAGTATAACTTCTATAATACCATCCGCCCCAACTTTCTCCGAGAAATGTTCAAACGCATCTTTGAGTATCAAATATTTGACAAAAATTAAAGAGTATGCCCCACCGGCGAGTGCACTAATTATTCCAGAAATCCATGATAAATTAGTTGAAACATCCCATATTTTACGCAATATATCGGACAATCCTTCATTTACCACACTTTCATTTGATCCTTGTTTTACAAGACCTGCAATCTTTGATTGCACCATATCTAAAGATACTTTTGGTTTATCATTTTGAATCTTATCCATTTTTAGAAATGGTTTATATTCTTCAAAGTTTTCTTTGGCATAAGATTCTGCGGCTTTTCTTATTCCAGCTATGGCGTCCATAATGACACCTTCATTGAGTTGTTGACGTTGTTCTAAACGTATTTTTCTCAATACATCTTCTGCTTCTAAAAGTAATTGTCCTCTTGATGATAACTTCACAATTTTTCTCCAATAAATAATATACCAATAAATATAAAGTTTACAAACAATCATCCAACCATTCTTGTGGAATTTCTTTCTTTGACCACAACCAACCCCGTTTTTCACAGAATTGGGCATAGGTTGTTTTACTTCCCTTGTAGAGTTTTGCATTTGGATTCTGAAAGACAAACCTAATGTCTATGTTTGGATATTGGTTGAATATCAGTTCCATCTTTTCTCTATCAGCTTTTACCCAACGTCCCTTTGTTTCCAAGTACATTGTTCCACCCTTTTTCTTTTGTAGAACAAAGTCGGGTGTGTATGTGTGGTTTGTGGCTGGTTTGATATAGGAGAGTTTCTCGGTTTCGTAACTGTACTTTTTCTTGGATTCTTTGAGTAGTTCATTTGTAACATCCTCCAATCCTGATTTGAAACCATGTTTTATCGCAACTGCATTTCTTTTCATTATACGTCGAACCTTATAATTACGTTCATATCTACGTCGTCTCTTTTTTCAAGTGGGGATGATAATTTACCAATGGCAACCAAGTCGTATTTATCATTGTAAAGACCAATTGTTGTAACATAAGGGTTGAAGAATGAACTTGTTGCATAATCGTCTACAAATTGTGACGAGTCATTTTTGTCCTGTCTTATGGTCCAATTTTGTGTAAAATTGAATTCACTTTTTCTTATCTTACAAGTTATCTCGTGTTCATAGAAGGTTGTTGTACTTCTAAACGAACCTGTAAATCCGTAATTAGTTCCATCAAAATCAAAATTACCGTTTTGACCTAAAAATGTATTTGCATATTTAGGTCTTGGGTCACTAACTATAATCATTCCCTGTTTATAGAAAACATTACCTATTCTTGACGTTTGATATGCATATCCATTTTCAAAACTATTATTACCCAAATAAGTTATTTGTTCAGTCGTTAGACCTTTTCCATAAATTCTAATTTCATCAAGATAGCCAGAAAAAGAACCAGTTGTTGTTCCATTACTTCCAATAAAAAATCGGTTAGTATTGGATGTATTTGATGTTATAGAACCAGTTGTTTGACCATGTAAAATACCATTTACCCAAATTTGATAATAACTTGCACTCTTTTGACAAATGATATGATTCCAAACAGAATGTGAAACTGCACTTGAAGTTACAGAAAAAATACTTGTTCCAGATTTTTGAGAAAATTCTATTTTATGTTCTTTAGATAATCCAGCGGTTCTATTATAAAGTTTTATATCAAATGGATAATCTGATGATTCACCTTGTATTGTTGGATGGTCATTACTATCAATTGTGGAAACTACCTTTGTTATTCTATCTCTGACTGTCAAATCTTTTGTTGTTCTCTTATCAAACAGAGGATTATAAGAAAGTTGTAGATTTGATTGTGTTGGTGGTATGTTTACCCAAAAACTAAATGCAAAACTATTTCTTCCACTAAAGTTAAAATTGGAATCTGCATTTCTTACTTCATAATACCCACCGTCAAGATACGAACAAACTCCAGTTGATTGTGTTGTATCTGTTGTTAGTATACCTGGTTGATATGAAATGTTTTTATTTCTAATAGAATCTACCAAATTTTCAAAAGGTGAACCATCTAATACATAACTTGTTGGTTTATTTCGTAGATTGTATTCTCTGTATTTTTCATTGAATCCAAGATATAGGTAAAGATTGTCAGTCCCTACCATTTTTGTTTCATCAAAAGAAAGATCTTTTAGATTACCAATACCGTCGTCCGCCATTGTAATCTGGCGTGATGCCGTTTGACTCACATTTGTAAATTTTACACTACCTCTACGAATACCTTCACCAAAAACCCCACGAGGTAATACCATCATAGAACTAGATTCTGCCAAATACGTTATTCTATCATAATCAGTTATTACGTTTGGAAACTTATCTTTAGAGTATTCTGTATAAAAATTATGATCTAGATAATACCATAATAATTTTGGGTCAAGACTTTGTGTTGTAAAAACTCTTTCGTAAAGAGAAGATGATAAGTTTGCAACACCGCCGTAGTATTTATAATTTTCTGGATAAAGTGCTCTGTAAATTTGTATATCAAATAATCCATAATAGTTTTTTGGCTCATTTGAATCTGATGAAATTTCCCATAACTTATACACCTCAAAAGGTCTGACTGTATAGTCTCCCTTTTTAAGTTTTTTCCAAATTAGGCTTATATTATTTCCGGTTTGAAATGACATATTAGTTTAGTCTCACTACTACTTCAAATATACGAACTTTTCCATCATTTTTTAGTATTGGATTTCTAAGCTTACCAACTGCAAGTAATTCTTTCTTTCTATTATAAAGACCTACCGTTGTAATATAAGAATGTGGATTATTTTTGAAATAATCGTATTTCAAAAATCCATTACTTCCACTCACATATGTATAATTAGTTGAAGTATTGAATTCATGTACGTCCGCTCTGCAGAAATAAGTTTCTGTCAAAAATGTCTCAAATGAACGTGCAAAAAATGAACTACTTGGTCTGTACAAAGTTGGAACTGCAGCTCCACTAATTGATAAAAACAAACGATTTGAGTTTTGACCATCTACCGAACCAGTTATAGTGTTGAATGAACATGATTGATCCATAACAACACCATCAAGAATAATAAGTCCCATCTTTGGAAAGACTATGCCCCATGCATCATCTTCTACTTCATTATAAATACCATCTCGAATCGAACCAGATGTTACATAGTAGTATTCTTGTACTCCTTCATTTGTAACAATTTCTTGTTTTGAATCTTTACTTTCATCAATTAGAGTAAAAAATCTAGTTGATGTTCCATGTGATTGTGTTCCACTTGATGATAATTCACATAGAGATAATTCAAAATTTCCCAAGTCAAGTTTTTCTTTGAACTGATCCCTATCTAACTGAATGGCGTAGAAATAATCTCCGTTTTTTCCATTTTTAAAAGGAAATTTTCCGTTTGTGTGTCCAAAACATTCTAGCATATATTTACGGTACATGGCTTTTGCCGGGTATAAATCAACTTCACCCTCAACATGGCTTGACCCAGAACCAGAAATATGACAATATGTTATATCAAACTGGTGGTATGAATCTCTTGTGTTTTCTGCCTCATTTAGAACGGTCAGATAATATTTTTGTTGTTTTCCTGTCAGAGAACCTGTGTAGAAAGTAGATAATTTTTCACCAGTACACTTGAACAACCCGTGTGTCTTATATTTCAAAATGGGCAAATCATAATCAGATACTTTGGATATTTTTTTGAAAACATATGTGTTATTGTCATCAATTTCCAAATCTTCTATTATCTCATCTATGAAATCTTCAAATCCTAATTGATCATCAAATATTTGATTTTCTATAATCTGTATTTCTGGATCTATTGGTGGTGGTAAAACTACTGTGACCGGTTCTTGTGTAACAGATACTGCATCGGGCGTCACAACCGGTGTTGTTATTGCAGTTTGAATATCTGTGTTTAAAATCTCGGATAACTTTTCAAGTAAATAATTCTTTATAGTTGTATAAAAAAATATCTCGACTTTAGAAGAAAATTCAAAAGCAAATGGATTGTAAGCATTAGAACGTTCTCTATCTAAAAATTCCAAAATTGTAGATATTCTACTGTCTATCAATTTTAGATTACTTCTAATAATAGTTTCATTATCAATATTGAATAGACCTTCGGCAACTGATTGTGGTCTTGCAATTGTTGTTACATCTGTTACTTCAATAGGAGGTATAAAATTGTTATAGAAATTCAAATCATTTGTGAATCTCTCTAAAGCAATTTGTTCTGCCCTTTCATCTGAAAAACCTGCGACTTCCCTGAATCTACCACCTATTGCAACCGGAGTTGGTGGGTACATTACAGTTGTTACTTTTGGTGTATTAATAATAACTGGTTGTGGAGTAGGTGGTGTTGCTACGATGAAATTCTCTTGTTGTAAATCAGAGAAGTAAGACACCAATTCATTTTTGTATTTTTCTGATGTTAGAAAAACATAATTTGTAAAAAGAATAAAGTTTGGAGAGTTGTAAATATAAACCGGTTTGTTCATGTCACTCGTATCAAATGACCAATTTTCTTGAATTGGTAACAAACTTGCATCCGGTGTTTTATTTGGCGCACGTCTATCGAATCTATAAAGAACTTCTAGACTTGATAAAAATGTTTTATCAATTTTGGTGTATCTCGATAAATCTTCGAGAGGTTGTCCAATTAACTTTCCAAATTCGTAATAGTACCTCAAATCGGGGAGTTGATCATTCAGCTTTTTTACATCTAAATCTTCATTCGTTGATATAAAAATAGATTGGCGTCTTCCCGATTCTATGGTATTGGGAACATTTGTTACTTCAATGGTTTTACCGACGTTTATTGGTGAATTGAATTCACCTTGCCATAAAGAACCTATGAAGCCAACTTCTTTGATTTCATATTCTACTGCCATATTACCAGTTCAGTCTAATTTTTATTAGAACGTCATTATCATATGATTTATTTATTGGTTTGCTTAGTTTAGCAATGGCAAGTAATTCATTAAAATCGTTATACAATCCAACAGAAGTTATGTATGTTTGTGGATTCGTATCAAAACATGGGTGGAAAAATTGTCCTTCGCTTCCACTAACATAAGTTGGATTGTTACTGTAGTTTGCAAATGGTGCACCTACTCTAACAAAATAATGATTTGTTGTTTTGTAGTTTAGATTTCTTGCCTTCATATATGAACCAATTACACCAGAACCACTTATTGAGGTAAATAATTTGAAAGCATTATCACCAGCAACATTACTACCAGTTACAGTATTGAATCCAAGTTCGGTATTCAATTTATATGGGTCTAATATCATTATACCAAGATTAGGATATACAATACCATATGTATGACGTGATGATGTTGCATAAGCCCCATATGTCAAACTTCCACTTATAATATCATATGAAACATATGGATCGTGTGTACATGATATAGTATCTGATCTATCATCAGAATCATCAATGAATGTTAGAACTTTATTTGAAGAAGAGACGGCAACATTACTTCCTGTAAACACATTATTTGCGTATGACCCTCCACGTAATTCAGCAAGGTCAAGTTCCCAATTACCAGGATCAACCCTATCACTCATACCAGTACGAGAGAAATTTATAACATAAAAATCTTTAGATGAAGTTGGTTGCCCATTTGTATAGAATGTAAATTGTGTTTCCGGCATTTCCAATGCCATCAATCTGTACTGACCATATATTGCACGAGTTGGGGTATCATTCAATTCGCCTTCAGCCCATATTGAACCAGAACCCCCATTATGACCATAGGCTACAGCAAAATATGGTGTCTTACCACAAGAATCACAATCTGTTACTTCATAATAATGTGTTTTTGATGCAGTTGGTTGTGTTGAACTTGTATGGTGACATTCTAATGTTTGTGAACCATCAAATAATCCTTTAGTTTTCGCACGTATTTTTGCATTAATAACATCTTTGCCTAAATCCAAAGGATGATATACCTTTACGGTTTCTGGCGCACAATCTGCATCTTGTTTTCTGTAATACCGTACAAATGCGCCTTGTAGATACAATTCAGTATACCCATCTTCGTATATTCTGGTTACATCTTTCTTTACTATACCAAAACACTTATCTGACGGATCATCTTCTTCATATTCAACTACGTGTTCTCTGTAAGGACAGTCTGGGTTTCTACCTATATCAATGTATTCGACTACTCTGCCTACAAAAACTCTAGTTTCTACGGTTCTAATTGAATCGTATCGTAGTTGTGGTCTAATCTTATCTTTTGTTGCAAATACAGGTATTCCTAATTGATATTCACCCAACTGATATTCGTCAAATACAGATACAGTCGCAAGTCTACATGGTTTGTTTGGATGTGGTTGTGATACACCAGTTGAACCACCTTCAACTTGTATTCTTTCTTTTGTTGTTAATTTTCTACTTCCTTGTATTTCTTCTTCTTCACCAAAAGTAGGACCTTCTGGTACAGGAGGGAAAACTGGTGCATCTGGTTCTACGGTTGATTTTTCATTCAGACACTCACCAAATCCTTCACATGAAGCCTTTATAGCCCTTGCAATTATTGTAGATGGTGATGATGCTTCGGCATAAATAGGTTTACTATTCAATACACTTCTTGCATCACTTTCACCAACTATAATCCCAGTTGGATATGTAGAATCAAAATATTCTTGAAAGGAATCAAAAGCCCTAACAGATGTTCCATTTGGATTATCAGCTGTTGGGGCACCACAACTATTTGCCCATTTCTTATTATACCAACCTAAATTTTCTTTACTACTAAGCGATACAGTATTACTCTGAAATGCGGTATCTAGTGTATCTAATATGAGATTTGGTCCAGGGCCAAGTTCTGATAAATCGTAGTATTGTTCTACTATCGCCTGTTTTCCACCATTTCCACAATCTCTGTAAAATCTTGAGGATTTAGACCTTGCCAATTCAATCCAACCAAGTTTAGTTTCTCCATCTGCACAACATTTATAAATTTCTGCAATAAGAATACATTGTTTGGTTATGTTGGCAAAATTAACACCAACAAACTGGTCGGAGGTTCCTTTTGATGATAATTCCTTTATTTTTCCAAGTCTATATGTTGCATTAGCACATGGATCTTGAAATCCTCGTTGTGGTGGAGGTGGCGGTGGTGGCAGTGGTTGGTCAAACCCCGTATCCAATACAGAATTATCTAAGTTGAATCTCTCAGTTGTTGTTGCCGCTGATGTGGTTCTACTACCGATACTAGCAGAAGTATTTTGTCTTTCTAACAAGACTTCTTCAACTGTTTTACCAGTTTCTTGAAAAATTTGACGATTGATGCGTTGTCTTTCCACCGCATCAGATTCTCGCAACCAACTGGTTGCCAATGCATCGACTGTATCTCTTAGTATTGCCATAGTTTATCTTAATAATCTAGTTTAACTTTTACTACCAATTCTCTATCGAAAGATTTCTTTACCGGTTTACTTAGTTTAGCGACTGCCAATAACTCTTGATTATCATCATAAAGTCCAATTCCAGTAACATAGACCTGTGGGTCTGTTACCATAGAGTCGTACTTTAGTACACCACTACTCGAACTAACAAAACTATTGTTTGTTGAATAGTTATATTCTCCATTGAACAGTCTTACAAAATAATATGTTGAAGACAATACTTCACTCGTTCTACCTTGAAATGAACGAGAAACATTTGATGCCATTGCACCACTAATTGATGTAAACAATTTTAGTGCATTATCAAATCCACTTCCAGTTGCTGGAACTCGTTGTGTACTAAAAGAAGCAGATGAATCCAATGCCTGACCATTCAGAACAATAACCCCTCTATCTGGGTAGAAAAGTCCCCACGGTGTTGTGTCTGATGTATAAATTCCGCTTGCAATAGAACCACTTCTAACATTATAAACTCTACCACCTTGTTGTGCCAACTCAGTTGTAGTTGTAGTTGAATCATCTATAAGTGTAATATAGTTTGAACCACCACCATCTATTGTTAGTTGCCAAGATTTAGTGTCCATTCTATCTTTGAATCTTGCACGATTTATGTTTATAACATATATGTATTCTGATGTTTCATTATTTCTAAACGTGAATAATGTATCACCAGCGTTCAACAGCATCTGTCTATATTGTGCATATACAGTTTTTGTTGGATAGTCATATACATTTTGAGTGGATGAACCGGTAGAAGAACCACTCCCCACGGAATCACCATATGCTACACTAAATTGAGCTTCGGCACCCTGTACATTTGATTGACTATTGTAAAGTTCATAATAGTATCGTTTTTGGTTTGTAGACTGAAATGAACTTGTGAATATGGCAGTTAGACTTGCTTGATTTTTAGACCACAATGGAGCAGTAACAACCTCTTTTTGGTTTGGCGAAACGTCAATATCGTCTACAAAAGGTGTAAACGTTTTTCCATTTCTCAAACTTTTTCTTAATAAAATCTCTTCTTGTGTCATAATTTTTAATACTCAAGTTTTACAGTAATTGATAACTCACCATTGAATGATTTTTGAATTGGTTGACTGAGTTTTGCAACACCCAACAATTCTCTATCATCATTATACAGACCGATAGATGTGATATATGAAACGGGTTCATTTATAAATCTTACATTGGATATGTCAGAATTACTTCCACTCACATATGTTGGATTTGTAGAATAGTTGAATTCATTGTTTGAAATTCTTACAAAGTAAAAATCTTGTTGTTTTACATCAACTGCTCTAGCAGTAAACCCAAATGATTTAACACCAGATCCACTTATAGATGTAAATAACTTGAATGAATTGTCTCCAGCTACATTACTTCCAGTTACAGTATTGAAAGAAGATGAGATATTCAAAACTTCTGCCGATATTAATATTGTACCAATGTCTGCATAAACTAATCCGTAGTAATGTGGAGCTGATGGATTGTATATTCCATCTTCCAAACTACCACTCACCAGATTTCTAACAGGAGACGGTATACCGTTATATCCAAGACTATCACTTTGATCTATTGAGTCATCAATAAGTTTTATAATTTTTGGATTTGAACCCGATACCTGAACTGCACTACCTGTGTGTGATGAGTTTACCTTTCCGCTTCCACTAAGTTCTGCAATGTTCAATTGAAAATTTCCTGGATCGAGTTTATCACCAACTTTATTTCTATTGAAATTTACAGCATAGAAATCATAAAATGTTGTTTGTAAACTATCACCCAGTTTGAATAGTGTTTCAGTTGGGTCAAGACAAATCAATCTATATTGAGAGTAAATTGCCTTTGATGGTGTATCACTCTCTTCACCCCCAGGTGAAGATGATCCAGAACCAGCATAGTGACCATACGTTACTGAAAATACTTGTGCGTCTTCACAATCAAGTGATGCCGAACTCCATACTTCATAATAATATTCCTTTGAGGAACTTGTTTGTAACGAACTTGTGAAAAATGTTAGTAATTCACCAGTTCCAGGAGACCAAAGTCCTCGTGTTTCGATGGCAACTTGTGCAGATTCCATTGGTCTGCCATCATCACCTATTGGTCTAACTACGTTTCTATAAATTCTTGACATCATAATTTATTTCCTACGAATTAGTTTCTAGTTGTAATTCGTTTCTTTATTGTTACTGGTACAATTACTCGTCCACCAGTCTCATTTGCAGTCACTATAACTTTAGTTGTCTTATCTGTTGATAAATTTGCAGCTCTTGATGTTGGATAAACTTCAAACTCTAATCCAATTACCGATAGAGAATTTGCAGTTTCAGAGTCGCCAGCGATATTTCTCATAGGAGTATTAGATGTTTGACCGTTATCCAATTGTTTTGTTATATCAATGGTTGCATATGTACTGTCTAAAATAGTTGCAGTATATCCAAGTGTTGTATTCAAAGAAGATACTTGTAGTCCATCACCATTGAATCTTGTTTCTGGAGTTATATTTGACTTTCCTGTCTTTGGAAGACCGGCTGTAACTTCAACATCAGATTTCCCAATCAACACAATATATGGAATTGCAGTAGTTCCTTTTGGAAGAGTAATCAATTTATATTTCATTGATTGTGTCTCATCAGGAACCGCCTCTGTAATTGGCATATTTTCGATAGCTACACCGTAATAATCAGACCCAAGTGGGTGTGCCGGATTCCATAAGTCATAATCAACTTCATCATCTGCTAAAGCAAATTGTGTAATTTTGAATTGACTTTTTCCTTTTGCCAGAAGTTCACGGCCCTTCTTTGTCAATATGGCATCTACTGTAATCGAGGTATTGTCTAAATAACCCATTTTAGTTACTCCTTGTTGAATGTAATGTTACTCATATAAATATACATATTCTTTATTTTTCTTTTAGATTCCACTATTTGCAGAATACTGATTGAAATTTATTTTGTTTGGATCTACAATAAATAATTCAACCACGGCTTTTCCATCTGGAGTGCTTCTTGTTTCAATGTTTATATCAGGACCAGTTAGTTTAGAACCTTCAAATCTATTGTTTCTAGTTGCAGTTGTTAAGTTATTTGGATTTTCAAAACTACCACTTACTGTTTCGTATGTTGAGTAATTTCTATAAGCCATATCTAAACTACTGGTATAATAAAACTTATAGGCACTATAATAACTATCAGTTCTGTAAGATTGATATGTTGTAAATAAAAATGTTGATTTTGCAGCATCGGTAGTTGCCAATCCCCACCCCACACCATATCCAATATCAGGAGCACCTTCGGAATATTGTATATTTGTTTTACTGGATGGGTTTGAAAATGAACTGTTCACTACACCAAACACATTCGATAAACCCGTGCCCAATCCTGTAGAAATTGCAGCCTTTAGAGAACCAAATGTTTTATTTACTATGGTTGATTGGAATGTTCTATATTGTGAAGAAATAGAACCAGTTGAAACAATCAAAGTTTTATATTGTTTGAATGTATCTCTTACAAAATTTGCAAAACTTCCTCTAGAACTTGAAATAGACATTTTATACTGTTTTGCAATACCAGTTGGAATTATTACTTGGTCATAGTCACCAGATACATTTATATCTTGTTCGGATTCTATACTAATCGGTATATTCGATTCACCTTCAATTTCTTGATACGAACTATCATTATCCAATCCGATAACAATTGTTGTTTTTTTAGAAGAAATTGAAACAGATGGAATTGCGGATGAAGATATTTCATTTGTTCTATAAGAATTATTCGATTCACCGCTAAAATTTCTGACCACTTTTACCTTTGAACGTTCAAGAACATTTGGCTCTATAACCAAACCAAGTATTTCATTTACACGGGCAGGAAGTGTTTGACGTATTTGGTCAAATACACTAAAATCAAATGCAGAAATCAATCTAATATAAGCAGTAAAATCATTCTTATTTGGATATTTTTGCCAATATTGACGTGCAAACCATTTTAGTCTTGGATATTCTTCTTTGTCTATATTTGAATATTCACCAAAGTAGTCGTCAATTGTTGTGTAACCTATTGCCTCGTAAATATCTTCGTTTATAATGCTTTGTGGAGAGAATGCAACCATCAGTTTGTTAGAATCGACTGAGAATTTATCAAACCTAGAAACTTCAGACGAATAATCCGGATCTAATCCGCCAATTAGTGAACCAGAATCTAATCTTACTTTTTCTGCAAATGGTGTGTTGTTTCCTACGGTTGCAACTTCCATATTGTAAGTTTCTGTTATAGATTCAAATGCATCATAATTGAATCCTACAAGAGATGCAGATTTAATTGAACTATAAAAACTTCTATTTGTTTGGTCCGGATGAGAACTTATAATACTCGATGTTAATGTTGTATCAAATTCTTGCCAGAACTTGAATTGTGCCTGTAAATCATAAAATGATGATGTTGATGTATTTCCATTATATGCACGAGGGGCAATTACGTGATTGTTGAATGAATTTTCATTCAATTGATTGGTCCAATATCTCAATTCAAAAATAGAACCTGACAAAATTCTATTTGTTTGTGGATTTGATCCTGATCCGATATAGAGTGTTCCGTCTGATGTCCATGATCTGTTGTATGACCCACTAGAACTACCAGTAATGAAAATACTACCAGAACGTTCTATTACAAGTTTTCCATATTTTGATGTCTTTACAAAGAAATTATAAATCTGGTTTGATGATGTTGCGTCATTACTGTATTCTCTACGAATCATCAAACTAACTGGAATATCATCATAGAAATAATCATCATAGATAGATGCCGATGTATATGTTGTGCCATCTCCTAACCAAAATGTGATTGTTCCTTTTCCTTCGTCTGTTCCAGATGCCTTATCCATTGTAACAAACCAGTCAACACGACTACCAGAATTTTTTTGTAGAAGTGTCTGTGTAGAGTCACCATAGTAGTTGTATCTACTTTCAGGTTCCATTTTCCATCGGAATGTTATAGTGTCAGGGTATAACCAAGAACCAGTTGGTGATATTATTTTTTCCCAAGGAAGTGTAACGTAACTTGCAGTCGTAGGTAACGGATTAGTTCCACGTATATTCAAGTAATATGTATGTTTTTCCCATTCTGATTTTGGTATTATTCCTAAATCTGCATTATCTGGTCCACCATATTCTCTGATAGTGAGAAGAGTTTGTGGAATACCATATGCGGCTAGAAGTGCCTTTATACCACGAGCAGTTCCTTTTGTTTTATAGATATATGGAAGGTTATTGAATATTCTTCTCCAAACTTCCTTTGTTCTTTCTTCATATGTTTTAGCAAGATACTTGTTTGTTGTTGTTTTACCAGTCCATATCGGTTCTGTGCTGCCACTTATTCCAAGTGCATACTCCCAAAGGTCTTTTGTTTGTGTACCATGAGATAAAGTCCAACCAAAGTTTCTAGTTGCATCATAAATCAAATCTTGTGAAAGACCAGATTTTGGATGTTCTTCACGTAAATTCTTTTTTAGAATATGATCTGTGTATAGGTAAATTACATCAAAATGTTGACCTAACATATTGACAAATGTTACTGCCTGTTCGTTATCATTATCTTCTCGAATATGGTCAGGTAAAGATTTTGCCAAAGCATAATAATTTGATGCATCATATTCATCTGCGAGTGTAAGTAAACCATCAACCCATTCTTCAACAAAACTAGACGTGTATGAATAAAACTTATACTTACCTTCTTTAGTTGATATATCATATATGCTTGCAGAAGAGTTCAATTCATATTTTGGGTATGGTAAAATTGATGAACTTATCTGATATGTGTAACTAAAGCTTCCCGTCGATTCATAATACAGATACTTTTCAAACCCATCAAATCCAGAGATTACTCTATCTTTCAATTGTTTCAATCTCAAGATATTGGTTTGAACAGAACCTGTTACTGTATTTATTCGATTTATTTCCCCACTATAAAATTCAATAAGTTCCATTTTATAGGCAAAATTTTCTACTCTATCTCTTGCGTTTGAATAATAGATGAAATTTTTAAATTCACCGTAGTCTATGTTTAGTTCTACTGGTGCACCAGATGAAGAAATATATCTGTTCAGTATTTGTTCGGATGTTTGTACATTTTCAGAAAGTATCTCTGTCCAAGATTTGTATTCAGTATCTGAATTTACCCAATAGTCATAATCGACTTCAAAATTAGGACCTTGTAGATAACTTGGTTCTGTTGGTATTTGTTCTGGTATTACAATCATTGTATCAATGTAAGGCTTCATCAACCTAACACCAACCCAACAGGTAAAGAATAAATCTAAATCAATAGGAAGTGGATCATATAATTTGACGTAAAATGATGTTGGATCGCCATCCGATGTTACATTTGATACATCTATAATTTTATTGTCACCGAAGTTCAAAATTATATTCGGTACAAATGATTTTGGTTTTACTGTTTCAATTACAAATCGTGCTAATTGAAGTCTTCCTGATTTTGAATTAGGATCCGAAAGAGAAACTTTCAACTCTGTTCTGTCCGTAGAAATATCGGATATGAAAAGTTTATCCTTCGATGTGTAAGAACCTATAAAGTTTCTAATAAAGTTATAGACAACTTTATACTCACTTGGAGGGACTCCTAAATTTTCTAAGTCTTTATGAACTTGTAATTTTACAGTAGGATATTCTTGTCCAGGTATTACTTGAAAAGTATCAATATTATATGCAGACTTTACATAGAATAGATTTTTTAGAAAGGCGTGAAATTCAACATTGAATGGTTTTTCATCAGTAATTGGATCAACAAATGTTGGATCAAATTCTGGAACGACTAATCTTTTTTCTATCAAAGAAAGGTCACTTACTGAAATTGTATCTCCCCTTTTTGGCAGATTATCTTCTGTTATTTCATCAATATTTTTGTATTCAAAGTTTGCCATATATTTTCATTAATATTTCGTCGGTAATTCTGATAGAATATTTAAAATTTCTAAAAATTGATCATTTGTTGTTTTTTTCAGAGCTGCCTCTATATTTTCAGTATTACCATTTTCCCAAGTAACACCCAATATACCGTAAATCTCTCTAATTTTCTCCTCATTTGAACCTCTACCTCGAATACAATCGTTTCTCCATTTGTCAAGTAAGTCACCTGTACATGGGTCTTGACCTGGGGCTTGATCATAAATAAAAGTTCTAACTGAGCTGAACCCATTTGTCTTTGTTTCGAGTGTATTTATGTCCTTTAGTATAGATTTTGCGGTTTCTAATGTTTTTATGTTTTCAGCCGTCAACAAAGATCTATACTGTTTTTTGTAAAGGTTATTCCAATCCACTATTTGTTTTATACGTGATGACATATTTCCACCTAAATCAACAAACTTCTGACGTTGAATAGGTGTCTCTGCTTTTAATAAAGTAAGTACACGTAATAATGTATCATCATTTGATGTATTGATGTATAGTATTTTTTCCCAAGCAGATTGAATATTTTTGATTGTATTTTTACGTTCAATTTCTTCTGGGGAATCACCTGGTTCGGGTTCTGGTTCTGCCGGTTTCAATGCATCTGCTATACCACCAACCGCCTTTTCAAAGGCTGCAAGTTGTTTAGCCGCAGCTTCTTCTGATTTCTTGGCTTGGGTTTCTAGTTGAGTCGCCAGAGCATCAAATGCATCGGCAGTATTTGTTAGTTGTTCTGATACATTCCCTTCTAATTCCGAAAGAGTAGAATTTATAGTTTCATTGAGAGAAACTATAGTTTCGTTCAAAAATTCCTTATTTCTTTCTGCCAATTCAGCCTGAGAAGACACTTCGATTATAACTTCTCTCAAGTTTGCAATATCTCGGTTTTTCTCGAATACCATTTTCTCAAATCCGTCTGCTCTTTCTTTTTCAGATTCTAATTTTACTTCCAATGCCAATTTACTATTGGAGTCTTCAACGATTAGTTTTTTCAAATTCTCTATGAGTTTTTGTTCGTCCACATCTGTTCCATCTGCCCCACCGGTTCCTTCAGATGACAAATCATCTGTATTTTGAAACACTTCATTTGCAATTCGTAATACATTTTTTTCTGCCTGCACTGCCTCATCTAACTCTGTAAATTCATTAGGAATAACATATCGAAGAGATTCTACTGAGAATCTCTCATCTAATAAATCTACACGAACAGATCCTTCATTTTTCAAATAGTTATCAAATGTTATGATTTTTCCAAAATCGTCACGAGTTACATCCACTTCCGTATTTATATCTGGTTTTGTTTGTTTTGTCAAGTCATCCAAAATAGTTTTCAAATTTTCGGATGGTAGAACTCCATTGGGACTACCGGTCAACATCTTTCTAACAACAAAATTGAAAAATGGGTCAACTGGTTGAAGACTGATACCGTCTAATAAATTTTTTGCAACTACAAAATTACCATCTTTGACAAGAGCTTGTATTTTTCGTTGTTCAGCTATGTATTTTTTTACATAATCATAATCAGTCGAACTTTTGAATTCCTTGAATCTTTGTAAAAGTTCCACCTTTTCCGGTGATTTTCTGGTACGTGATTGTATATCTGATGTTATAACAAGTCGTATATTATTTTCTTTGAAAAAACTTTCAAATTCTTCCATGCTACTAAATGATAAGTCTGAAAACTCTGATGTAAGAGACTCCGCTTGTGTGGGTTCAACATTTTTTTCAAAAAGAAATTGTTCTATACGAATCATCTTGAAACCTTGAAATAATATTGATTATCAAATATTTGAGATATGTCACCACCGTCTGTTTCTGATTTAATCAACACCCTATAAAATCTTTCTGGTTGAAATGAATTCATCCAAAGTTTGAAATAATTACCTTCACTATCACAACTGATTTTTGAACCTGTTTTATCAAATGGAATTATTATCTCATCCGTGTGAGCATCTCTAATTTCATAATAAGAAGATGTTGGTAGAAAATAATTTTGGGTGTAGTATGATTGTGTTGTATATGTCTTTTGCGGATATTTACTATTCACATAGATTCTTATTTTTGCCTTTTCTGTTTCAGAATATGATTTTTTTAGATTTACATTGATTAGTGTATCGTCTAAAGAAATTCGTGAAAGACTACCAGTTTGAAACGATGAGTCATCCCAAACAACAAAAAGTTTTGGAACATATATTGTATTACTATCTACTGAAAAGAATTTCAAGCTTGGTAATGATTCTGTTGAAGACTCTATTTGATTTGAGAATTTCAAAATAAATCCATCATTTTCAAATCTACCAGATCCAGTTATCCATTTTTTTACGATAGAACTAACGTCCATGTAAATGTCTGATGATTCATATGAAAAAGATTGAGTACATACTGTGTTCTCAAATGTCCACCATGTTCCACCACCTACTGATGAAAAGTAAGAACCTGTTGTACTTGCATAAAGTGCACCAAAAATTAAGTTAGCATCGACCCATGAATCAGAGATTTCATCCCATTCATAGTTTATACCACCAGTTACTGCCGTTACACCCCATAATGTTCCAACTGATTTAGACGAACGATATTTCCAAGAGACACCATCTGTTGTTGCTGGTGTATTCGAATATTTACCAGTACCGTTTGTCCATGACCCACTCAAAGGGTATGCATATATCGTATATTCTTGTGGTATCTCTTTTACATCCGCAGTTCTAAGTTGTAAGTAGTATTTCGCATTAGACGATATTTTTCCAGAATTTACATCAGACTCTATACCAGATACATCGAACTTCATCAAAATTCTACTATTATATTTTGATGAACTACCTACCAATTCATGAGATAATTCTAAAATCTGGTCTGTACCAGTATTTAGGGATTCTGTTTTTTCATAGATTGTAGAATCAAATTTTGGATAAATGGTGTATATCATCCGAATGCCCTCACTCTACCGATAATATCGTTATCAGGATATTTGATTTCAAAAATTGATGGGTCAAGGGATGGAAATATAATACCATCTCTTGTTGCAAGATCTATATTGTATGCGTGTTCTGAGTAACCAAGTGTTGTGTCATAGAAATTAACTATCCTTACATTAGTAACCGTTTGTACTCCATTTACTTTATCAAGTTCGGTATAGATATTACTTATGATTATTGGTTGATTTATTTGCCACTTCTTTATATCGAAATATCTCTTCAACTTATCTATACATCTCAATATTACCTGATTTCCATTTTGATCTGGTAGTGTGATAATATCAAATTCTATACCAATGTTTATTATGTATGCATCTTTTATATTGATTGCATCTGTGAGAACACGGTGGTGATTTAGATACGTCTTTAGATTTTCTTTGGTTGCCTCGTTTATAGATGTTAGTTTATTACTACCATCATATCCAAGAACGTAAAAATTTAGTGCCAAATCATTAGCAACTCTATCACTATTGTATATTGATTCTTCGGTTAATTGAGTATCTTTTGTAATGTACGCCTTTGCAATTGAACCGTATTTCTGTGGAAGACTGTATGCACGAATGATATAATCTTCTTTTGTTACAGCACGGTTTTGTGATGCAAATGAGGCAAGTGCATTTTGACGAATTTCATCTATTGTTTCACCGTCTTTACCACCAGTCGCAGGTTCAGGATTTGTACAAGCTAAACTACCGATAACCTGTTGATATAAAGTTGAATCGAGTGAAGACTCATCGAGTAAAACTGTTCTCTGAACTATACGAGTTAATTTATCAGATTCAACATTATCTTTTATCCCACCACCTTGTGTGTAAGAAAAAGTCAATGTTGTGTTATTTGGTGCAATTCCATAGGTCTTTGTGTAAAGAAAGTTTGATGGATCTATATTCTGTGATGTTGAAGATTCTATTCCCGTTAGAGAAGAGCCTATCAAATCTGGGTTTGGTATTATTTCTTCATCATCAAAATCAGAAACTCCAGCTCCAAAACTAATTTCGTAAGAACTTGTAAAATTTGCACCAAATGCTCTCGATGAAAATCGTCTAGATACTTTTTTCATTTTCATCAAATACGGAGTTTCTCCCCTATATTTGGATAAAAATTTATCATTTCTAGGAATATTAGGAGTTGGATCAAAAACAGTATCTTGTGCTAAATACGGTACATGATACCATTCATTCCCATCCGAATCAACCGCTTTTAGAATTTCTATTATACTTGAATCCTGTATTATTACCTTGTCATATGGTTTCGGCGAACCAAACTCAAAAGAGGCCGTTTTCAAAACACCAGAAACAGAATTTACTGATTTCTTCAGTAAATAAAATTCAGGTTCATTTGTTAGGTCATCGACTTCAAATACTGTAACTTCTGTTGGATCAAATGAACTACTAAATCTAAAATCTAAATAATCTATTGTTCTGAACTGTATGGCAGAGTTATTTTCTGATTCCACTCTCATACCGGGTTCTATTGCAAATGCGTAATTCCAATCGGGTGAATTGTTTACACCCGAACCAATCGCCGGTACTATTTGAAACACATCTAATTTTACATTTGCAGCAATTGATGTTTTTGGTGAATAACCAAATGATTGAGCTAGATTCAATATGTTCTGTGTTTCAGAAGCTTGCAATATCATTGATTCCTGAAGTGCAACGTCTGTATAATATGATAGAACATCACCGACGTAGGCAGACATTTCTAAAAACATCATACCAGGTGAAGACTCATTGAAATCTTGATAGGTATTTGGGAAGTAATTTTTTGCAAAATCTATCAAGTTTTGACGTAAAGATCCAAAGTCTCTCGAAAGATACCTAATATCTTTTTTTACTAAATCTGCCATTAGTTTTGTGCCTCTTCAGTTATACGAATAGTTGCCATTTCTGATATAAATATCCGTATCGGTAAATATATGTTGGTTCCTTTGATACTGACTCTCAGAAATATACCAACAACATGATTTGGATCTACAACTCTACCATCTTCTGACATATTCAATGTTACAGTTAGTTGAGTTATAAACAGATAAGGTAACCATCTTCCTATTGCAGATTCAATTTCTCCCTTTAGAGAATTTTTGAATTGACTTTCATCTGATATATTTTCAAATAAAACTCTTCTAATATCTGTTCCAAATTCAGGTTGGAAATATCTTTCCCCCTTTGCGGTAAGTAATAGATTTTTCAAGTTACTTAGAACTTGGTCTCTGTTTGTTACCGTTTTGAAAAATATGCCACTCGGATTGTTGAATGGTAGAGAAACACCAATTGGTTTTGTTGTAACTGGGGTTATAAAATCTGCTTGATTTCCAGCTAACGTTACAGGATCAATTATTACGGTTTTTCTTCTAAACACAGATTATCTCCCAGATTTTTCGTTCATTTTTGCAACCAATGCAGAATAATCACGAGTAAGTGCCTTCTCTACTTCTGGTGTTATTTCAGAAGATGAGTATCCCTGTGGAACCATATTATCTATGTTTGGGGTAGATACCATACTTGAGTTGAATCTCATAGTTGGGTATTCCTCTTCGTCATACATTGATGACTCCATAGACATTCTAGTTTCATTCAATAATTCTTGAATACTCAATCCTGTTTTTGTTTTTACAGGTTGTTTTTTCTTAGAAACTTCTTTCATGAGGTTCATTCCATGTTGTAACGCCTCTTTTTGTTTTGGTTTTATAGATTCATCTAACCTCTTTTCCAAGGCGTATTCTATTTCCTCACGGATAATCATCCGAATTTGTTTCAATAACTTATCTAAAGCCATATTAGTTCTCCTTTCAAAGTATTATGTCATTTTACTAAATTTTGTTATTTCATTATAAAATGTATTTATAAGACTTGGATCTTTTTCATTCAGTCGTTTTTCATATTCAAGAAAAACAGGAGTCTTTTTCAATGACCCACCAAGACCACCAATTGTCCAAGGATTTTTTTCTCCTCGTTTTATTATGAAGGTAATTTCCTTACCACCCCAATTTCTAATTCTACCAGCTTTTACACCAAATTGATCACCGTTTCTTAACTGTTTTCCTGAAAGATTTGATGCGACTCCTGTGTTTCCTCCCAAGAAGAGTCCCTGTCCTGCATTGTTTACTGCAAGTAGAATTTCTACGTGGTCTAAATTTGTTATAAATGCACCTGGCCATTTTTTTAGAACTTCAAAGATTAATTTACCACGTTCGGTCCATTTATCATTACCAATATGAGTCACACCATCATACAAAATTATAGCATTACCATTTGGGTTCCATTTTTCAAAGTTTGTATTTTTTGAACCATATTTTTCTTGTGACTCTGTTCTTTTAGAAATCAATGATGATAGTTTTGCATCAATTTCTCTTATTTTTCCATTGACATCATTTAGTTCCGCAATTGCCTCGTTCAATTTTTTTTGAGGGTCTGGCCATTTACCTGTGCCTGCATTATTTTGACGTAAACATTCTTTGTAGTATGGTATACTACCTTCCCATCTTGCATTTGCAATGGGACTACCCCACGGAGTTGGTGTTTTAGTATTTGGTATTGGTTGTGCATTATCATCTAAAAATTCTAGTTGTTTTTTTCTGGTCCAAAGTGTCCCTTTTTTTGATTGTGATTCATCGGCTTCAAATGTTGCAAAAGAAGCATCAACATTTACAGGATTTCGTTTGTACATTTCAATTGCAGAAGTACACCCAGCTATATTCTGAAAATCTTTATCAGCTTCATAACCATTTGTATTTTTTTGTAAACAATAGTTTACCCATATCCCACACCAAAAAGGTTCATATCCCCAGTTGTTATCACCCGCATTTCCTATACCACCCTCTGGTTTTCTATCAATAGAATCTGTACTGTAACCAGCACGAGTGATAGTTGCGTGTGTTTCACAACCTTCCATAAAGGTATATGGTATATTTTTATTCACAATACCTGCTTGACACGGATTCAATAAAAGTGCAACATCATATGGAGATTCTGGTTTTGGTGTTTCGGCAAACATTTTTTCAACATCGGAACCATAATTGAATAAATTTTTATATCGTTGTGGTTCTATTCCTTTTGTTATTTCACCAGTACCAACTTCTTTTGACCGATAATATACACCATTTGACGTATCTTTATTTTCGGGTAGTTTTGTCCATTCAGCAAATGTCTTCAGTTCAGGTGCAGGTTTACTTGGTGTTGATTTTGCATCTGGATTATTTTCTCGTGTATTTTTTTCAACTTCTGCAGTTTTTCCGTCTGGTAATCCAGAATTACTTTTTAGTGGAGATGGAGTTGCCTTTAGTTTGGCCTTTTCTTTTTGAATTGAAGTAGGGTCTACAAGTGTTTGAACAAGTTCGTTAATTCTTTGAACAATTGTATTTTGTTTTTCAAGTTCTGTTTTTTGATTTTGGGCAACAAAATTATTAGTGCCAGTAGTCGGTGGTGATGGCATCTCTGTTCCTCTTTGTGAGGCGGGGACTTCAGTATTACCATTTTGATTAACTGTTGTTACTTGAGATTCTGGTTCAGTCGCTGTTTCTTTTCTACCGGAAACACCCGATGACCCACTTTTTAGTGCAAGAGTTTTGTATTTTTCAGTTGATGATTTTTTTGCCTCATCTTCTAATCTTTGAGATCTTAATTTTCGAAGTGCATTTAGTTTTGCAAAATTTATAGAATTCTCTGCATACTTGTTTTTACTTCCATCTGTAAACCATTCATTGCCTAGTGCAAGTTTTTTATAGCCACCCGATTGACCAGATGTTCCTTGATTTTGTTTTTCTACTCTATCGTCCTTTACCGCTTCAACTGATGTATATTTTCTATTATCTTCAACACTTGATGTTGAACTTGCACCAGAAACACCAGTTGTTCCAACTCCACCAGAAATACCAGATGTTCCAGATAATCCAGTTGTTCCTAATGTACCAGATACTCCAGAAGTACCGGATAAACCTGGTGGTTGAGGAACAGATGGTGTTGGTAAAACATAACTTGGTTCCCACCCTTCGGGTTCAGGTAGAACAGAAGAAAATTTTCCCGTTATTAATCCGTTAAATGATTGTACACTTGCACCAACTAATCCAATAAGCTGTGATATTGGTAATAAATTTTGTTGTTTGAGTTTTTCATTTACTAAATCTAAATATTTTTTGAATTTTTCATGTGATTGTAATGCTGTAATTGGATACTGAACAGATGATAACTGTGTGCTCAAATCACTAAAAGATTTTGCGGGCACGGGTTGATTACTACCAGGGTTAAGAACAGAAAATATTTTTTCTGGTTCTTTTCCAGGTAATTTTAAGTAAACACTTTCCGACTCTATGTAAAATTCAAACTGAGCAGTCCCTGTTTGGTCAGTTGTTCTTCCTCCAGTTTGAAAAACACCAATTACAAATTCAATATATGAATATGGTTCGGTTGTTTTATTTAACTCAGAGATAATCTTTTCTGTAATATCACCGGTTATAAAACCGCTTATTCCTATTATATCTCCAGTTGAAGGAAAACTACGACGTTTCCAAATTTCTTCTTTCGTAAAAAAATTAGTAGAAGTATAAACATTCGTAATTATACCAGTTTGATTGGATTTTTCACTAAAAGATTTCTTTCTAATCTCTTCGGACATTCTACCAGAAAGAACAGTATGTAATTGTAAAAGCCGTTCCTTGTAAGTAGTTTTATATTTTTCTATTACCTCTTCTTTTGTTGCCATTTTTTACACCAAAATTTGATTACATTCTGTAATTAGTATCTGGTTTGACAGTTTTTTCACGAGTACCTTGATTTCCACTATCAGACGTTGTTGGTTCAACCACAAAATTATTCTTTGCTAAATCTCTATACTTGTCTCTTTCCGAGGCAGGTGGATTTCCTGTAAATTCGTTCACGAAAGCAAATTTACTTGCCAAATCTGGAAGTGTGTCAATAAGTGAATTGATTTGATTTTTTATAAACACAAAATCTCCACTATTAATTGGAGTACCAGACGGACCAACTCCAGTTGGATGTTGTATCATATTTATTTTTTCATTCATTTGCACTACCAAGTTCATAAACTCATTCAACAAATTTATGAGCCTATCACCCAAAACCATTGGATGTGTTGCATTAAATCCAAGTAAAATTCTTCCTGCGGCAATTTCAACTATATTTTTTGCATTTAGAGCAAGAGTTTTTTCGGTAGAAAATCCAATTCCTTCTTTTGCAAATCCAACAATTTCCTGTTTTTTTGAATTTAGGACTATTCTATCTGATGATAAAATTATCTGATTTCCCGAATACCAATTACTCTTGAACATCGCAATTTGTTTATCATATATTGATTCTGCATAATCCGATGCCGGTTTAAAACTAACAGACTGACCTGATGTTAACCATATGGATGAGTCGTCTTCATCAGGACTTTCGATATGAAATTGGTTGAATGATTTTTCACTCTTTTTAGGGTTTGTTCCATTTGAAATAATAGTAATAGGATTTCCTGTTGCACCGGCCCCAACACGCCAGTTTGGTCCTTGTTGATATGGTCTTACTTGATTTACAGATGAACCAAGTCTAATAGATTGTCCCCAACGTCCCTCAATTATAACATCACCTGAAAATGGTTGTATTGGAAATACATCCAATCTTTCAGGAAAAGAACCATCTATTGTTTGTTTTGTATCGGTTCTATCAGTAAGTTTACGGGTTATGCCTGTTCTTGCATCTTGTGCTTTATCTTTTTGTGATTTCTTATCAAGTAATATAAGATTTGCACCAGGAAGTCCATTATGATGAACCGATGATTGTATAGAAATAGGGTGTGTATAATAAAATTCTCTACCATATCCTCCACCAGAATGGTATGGGGATGGTGCCTTACAAACAAAAACAACTTCTCCTTCTATTGGGATATTTTTGATATTAGCATGAAGTGGCCTTGCCTGTATAACATCGGTTGGTGAACCGGCAACACCTGCGTTCAGAAATTTACATAGAATAGTGTAAAGTCTGGAAGGATTTACCGTCTGATAATCTACGGAAATGACTTCAGCGGGCACCCACTCAAATTCATCTCCGCCATTAAGTAATATCTTTTGTGGATTCATTTATATCATTCGCCTCGTTTGATTCACCGATGTTTTTGATCTCTTTTAGAAGAGCATCCTTTTCTTCATCTGTCAAGAACGAACTTCCTTCTTC